GGACTCTTACTTCAGTAAATTTGTTATTTTCAATTGATACGTGTTTGTTCAGAATCGTATTTGAAATTCATCTATTTCTTATGAAAAAACATAAATATTAATATATAATTAGTTTATACATGGTTAATTCTATATTAAATTCTAAAATAAATTATCCGGAAATTAAAAAAATGGATCCAGAAGACAAAAGTTTTGACGCATCTATGTATGAAATTGAAGTTTTAGGAATAGATATTGTTATTGCTCTAGGTCAAGCCAAATACGCATTTATTAATGATAATATCGTTTATTACCCTATCTATTTAGTAAAAGGTGACCGGGTTTCTAAGCAAATTGGTGTTTATGAAATATTGGCTGATCAATTACCTAATATTATTGATGAAGACGGTGATGTTGATTTGGGTAGAATTAATGACCCATTAATATATAGTTTTGTAAATGTTGAAATGCTTAATAGAGCTAAAAATATAAATGTCGCCGAAAAACAAAAACAAAAAGAAGAAGAAGATATAGAGGTTGATAAAGATATGAATAAAGATGAACCGTTGTCAGACACAGATGAACCACCGTCAGACAAAGATGAACAACCGTCAGACAAAGATGAGGACGACGGAGATTTTCATGATTTACCATTACCTGAACAATCCGAAAATCAAATTGCTATAGAAAAAGACAATTATAAAAAAGAAAAGGGACAACCATGGGTCCAAGAATTTTTTAAAAGTAATGAATATAATTTGATTGATAACGAGGGTGGAGGCGAATGTTTATTTGCCGTTATACGCGATGCCCTTAAATCAGTTGATAAAGAGGTGACTGTATTAGAATTAAGAAGAAAATTAGCAAATGAATTAACACCTGAAATATATGATCATTACAAAGAAATGTATAAGATGTTCATAGAATCTATACAAACTGGTGAAATTGAAATGAAAGAACTCAATAAATTAAATAATGAATTGCGCGATAGGTTACGCAATTCTAAAGATAGTCAAGAACAGCAGACTATTATTATGAATGCAAAAGAAGTAGCAACCAAATACAAAATATTAAAATCAGAGATTAATGTTACGAGAGAATTATTAAAGGAATTTAAATTCATGAAAAAGGTTCATTCATTAGATGACTTGAAAAAAACCGTTAAAACGTGTGAGTTTTGGGGTGATATGTGGGCTATCTCCACCTTGGAAAGAATACTAAATATAAAATTAGTTGTATTTTCTAGCGAGGCATGGAAAGAAGGCGATAGTAACAATGTTTTACAATGCGGTCATTTGAATGATGCTGTTTTAAAAGAAGACGGCACATTTGAGCCTGAATATTATGTTTTATTGGATTATACAGGTGATCATTATAAATTGATTACTTATAAACGTCATAAAATATTTATTTTCAAACAAATACCATATGCTATAAAATTAGATGTGACAAAGAATTGTTTACAAGGAACGTCTGGACCCTATAGTATTATACCACAATTTAAACAATTTAATGAGGAATTAGGAGTTGATGAACCCATTGAATTGAATGTAGATGTTATCAAAGAAAGCGAAAATAGTTTATATGATAATTCAGTCGTATTTCAATTCTATAAAAAATCAAATAATAAACCCTTACCTGGAAAAGGAAATGGTGAAAAAATACCATTAGAACGCGTGAAAGAATTCTCGCAATTATCCGAAATATCTGAATGGAGACGGAAATTAGACAATGATTATGTAGCACCATTTGAATTGGACGGACACAAATGGAAAACAGTAGAGCACTATTATCAAGCTAACAAATTCAAAAATACTAATAAGGAATTTTACATTCTTTTCTCTCTAGACTCTGGTTCTAAAATATCTGGTGATGTTGAAATGGCTAAGTCGGCTGGTTCAAAGAACGGTAGACATAATAAAGACTTGTTGCGCTCCAAGGATATTAAAATAGATCCTGATTTTTATGGTGGAACGGAACAAACTTTATTGGAAAACGCGATTTATGCCAAATTCAATCAAGATAAAACCGATTTAAAACGCACACTACTTCTCACCAAGAAAGCGAAATTACAACATTATAAACATGCTGCAGAAGCAGAATTAGCAAATGCTCTTATGTTAGTTAGAAGTAGATTGAAGTAGATTGAAGTAGATTGAATTACACAGACCACAAAACATATATTTTCAAAAAGTAGATAAAAATTAATTCTGTATCTATATTAATGGTTAAAATAGATACAAATATACCTTCAAAAATAGATAACAAGGTAATATTCTCTCTTTATAATTTATTTGTAGAAGCAGATGAATATGTAGCAAACAAGGCTAGAAATAATTGTTTCAAATATACNCATACAAATATTAACATGNTATCGCAAATACCTAGACCNAATATGTTCAACAGACGTTTTTTTCCGAAACATATTATAGAATATATTGATGAAACCGCGTTACATAAAATACAATATGTTTGTAAAATCAAGGACCGAACCATAAATATTTATTTTGTATTGAATGACGACATGTATGAAACTTTAAAGACGAGAGATATTCATTTTCTTGACAACTATATACGTATGATGTACATGTGGATTTACGTATTGACTGCTTTTTCTAAAGAAACCTGTTCAAAAACGTTATCTGTTTATGTTTATTTTACGCCATTTAAAAAGGAGTTACCTGATAATCAATTGACTACTCTTGATGCTGAACATGTTAATACCGCTTATACCACTCATTGTAGAGTAAATAACGAAATCGTACTTTATCGCGAGGAAGAATGGTTTAAAGTTTTTGTTCATGAAACATTTCATAGTTTTGGTCTTGATTTTGTCAATATGATAAATACCGACATCGTGAATAAACAGTTGAAGCAATTGTTCAACGTAAAAACGGATTTTTTATTATCTGAAAGTTATTGCGAATTTTGGGCTAGAACTATCAATTGTATTATGTACACCTATTTACAACTTGAAAATAAAAAATCCGATACGAACTATAACAAATTTGAAAAAACATTCAAAAAACATATGGATCGCGAATGCCTACATTCCATGTCTCAAGGTTTAAAAATATTGGATTTTATGGGACTTGACTATAAAACAGTTAATAAACAATCTAACAAACTATCAAGTAGCACGAATAATGATATCAATGTTTGTAATTATTTGTATAAAGAAAATACTGCTGTATTTAGTTATTATATTATAACCAGCTTACTCATGAATAATTATAATGATTTTATGAATTGGTGCTTATATAATAATCACAATGATAATAAATTTCTGGAATTTAAAAAAACACCTGGAAATGTTGACGCATACATAGAATTTATTGACTTATCGCGTCGTGATAAAGACGTGTTGAAAATGGTGGCTAAACTTGAAAAATCCTTTTTTAAAACGGGTGGTTCGGGTGATGAAAACATGGACAGAAGCTTACGTATGACTACATTAGATATGAATCATGTGATTGGATTGTAATGTTATGTATTGGATTGCGTTTCATACAAATAAAAATTGAACACTATATAACAATGTAAAAATATTTAATAAACACTGAAATGGGTATTAAATATTTGAATAAACATCTACAAACCAATTGTAGTAATTCTATAAAGCAAATTAGTTTACGTGAATTAAGTGGGAAAAAAATTGTAGTTGATACCAGTATATACTTGTATCGTTTCTTAGGCGAAAATGCCTTATTGGAAAACTTTTACTTAATGATATCTATCTTTCGTGAACACAATATTATTCCCCTATTTGTATTTGATGGGAAACCTCCCAAGGAAAAAGAAGACTTGTTGAAACAGAGGAAATTGGGTAAAAAAGAAGCTGAGACGAAATATAAGGAACTAAAAACTAAATTAGAGGACGTGTCTGAAGATGAGAAAAAGGAACTAGAAGATACTATGTTGTCGCTGAAGAAGGAATTTATCCGTCTACATCATACTGATATTGAAAATGTAAAACTGCTCATTCAAGCATATGGTGTGTCTTATATTGAAGCGCCTGGAGAAGCAGATAAACTATGTGCCAAAATGGTTTGTAAACATAAGGCGTATGCTTGTTTAAGTGAAGATATGGATTTATTTGTTTATGGTTGTCCACGTGTATTACGATATTTAAGCTTGTTGAAAAAAAAGGTGGTCATGTACGATTTAAAAGGGATGTTGAACGATATGAAAATGACATTTGATGAATTTCAGAGTATTTGTATTGTTTCTGGAACAGATTATAATCTTGATATGGAAAATAATACGAATTTAACACAAACATTGAAGCATTTTAAGAAATATAAACAATTGTCTAATCAATATAGTGATATTAGTACCAATATCCTGAATGATATAAATATTGATACTGGGAAGAAATATAATAATAAAAATATTAATAAAAATAATTACAAAAAAATTTGTACTGAAAATTATAACCATATTTCGTTTTATGAATGGTTAGAGGAAAACACTAAATATATAAAAAATTGTATGGAATTATATAATATTCAAGACATGTTTGATTTAACAAAAATGTCCGAATATAAACAATATGAAAAAATAAGCATTGTTAATGGACCTATTCATAAACGTAATTTAATAAATATATTAGAAAAGGAACATTTCTTGTTTGCTGAATAAGTATTATAATTTGTTATACAGTATAGAAATATATGTTATGATAACAACATATATTTTTGTTATTTATTTTTGTTTATTTATTTTTGTTTATTTTATGCTTAAGCGGAAGTAGCAATCTTGTCACTTGCCTTGGCGAAATGAGGAGACATGTACTTTTGAAGGTTAAAGTAAGTGAGTTCATCACCCTTCTTTAGCTTAAGAAGAGAAGTAAGCTTCTTATCGGCAATAATCTTGCGACCATTTTCCTTGTCTTGGAGCTTGTGCTCACGGATATAAGAGTTAATCTCACGAGTAACTTCTGTGCGAGCCATCTCAGAACCCTCTGGCTTACCTAGGAAACCAGCTAATTCGTTAGAAATAAGAGTAGGCTTGACGAATCCAGAAGGAGCACGGTTACCGGTCTTTCTCTTCTTCTTGGCAGTAATCTTGGCTGCTGCCTTAAGATCACGACTTACTTGACGCTCAATACCACGGAACTCTGTGCGAAGAGCGGACATTTGGGCACTGACACCTTGAAGCTTTGCCATGAATCCGGCAAATTGATCAAATACAGTAGGGGCTGTGTCAACAACCTCCTCTTCTGAAACAACGGGAGCGGTTTCAATGATGGGGGCGGGTGTAGCAGCAATCTTCTTTGAAGCGGTCTTGGAAGCAGTCTTAGCAGTAGTAGTCTCTGTGGTCTTAGTTGTCTTTACCATTATACACTACTAAGACATATCTTTTTAAGCTATTTAACGCATTATATATTATAATATATTATGATTGATTATCATCATAAAATATTCCTAAATATTCATTAAATTATCTATTATTTTTGTGAAACGCAATATATTTAATGAGCGACCGACTGAAATAACCAAGGTAATGCGATTCTTGCTGGGTCACTTACTAGGGTGAGAGCGGATAACACGTAAAATGCCCCTAAAGACCTATTTTCTTCTGTATGACCAGATTTTACCATTAATTCAATGATACGGACTGCTTGTTTCTTAACATATTCTTCAGATTGACTTTGCGCTAAATGAAGACTCGCTCCTGTAAATGGGTTTCCGTGAGGAGGTACGATTTCTCTCATTACCGAGGTTGATAATTGTGCCCTATAAGTCCAAATATCATACATCTCTCTAATAAAGATGATTGTCATATTTTTTGATAAATCTGTAAACCATTTACTGTCAGCATAATTTCCTAATTCATTTATATATTGAAATAATTCTATTACCTTGAACTCCATTTGTTTCGTGTGATCTACTATTTCAGGCTCTTCTATAACAATATGTTCTATCCTATTTACTCTTGCTAATCGTAATCGTAGAGAGAATTTACTTCTTAATTCATTATTAATTACCTCTCTGGTATATGGATTTAATGCCACCTTATTTGATTTATTAACTGCGGTTGTCTTTTTTTGTAACAAACCATAGAATGATACAATATCACATCCATATATATTATTTTTATCGTCTGTAAAACTAAAGAATTGATTGAATGGTATTTCACCAACTGGTTCTAAAGACGCAAAATCTGTGTCGTTTATACATAATTTGCGATTTTTTAAAGATGGACCACACGAATGGATATATTTTCTTAATAAATGACCTCTTGCCCTCCTTTGTATTTTTATAGCATACAATGAATTCTTTAAATAATTGTAAATTCGCGTTATTAATTCCTCTTTATTTCCAGATACCTTCATCTGATAGAATTTACAAATGGCTTTTAATTGGGATACTTTATACTTGTTTGTTTTAACTAAATCATATTCACTCATAGATATCATGCGAAAAGACTCGTCTGTCATTTTTTTATTCGACTTAGATTTCCTTGTATCGGCAAAACCAGAGAGATATTCTTCTACTTCATCTATATTTTTTAATACAATATTGTCATTATATGTAGCGTTTACGTGTGTATCTGTCATAATTAATATATATATATATATATACTCATATATTTATATTATAATTGTTAGGCAATTACTAGGCAATTTCTCTCTACGATCCAATTACAATAGGATATTCTGATCAGAACATTCTATCTACAATCAGTATTACTATCTTCATTACATACTGTATCCATTACATTGAATCTTCAAGGGTGTATAATATTTATGTAGCGCAGGTTACGGTTACTTGGTGTAATTCTATTACTTATTTACGAGTGAATTAAATTGGATTAAAATACATTTATAAAAAAAATTGATTTAAAGAAACACCACATATATATATTACATATATACAGATGACTATGAGCTCTAAGACTATTCTATCCGGTACCGACTTCACTCCTTCTAAGGACATTAAATACAGCAAGCCCAAGGTTGACTCAAGGGGAGCTAAATCTATTGGCGTTCTTAATGCTGCTACCAATTCAGCTACTTACATTTCCACTCCTCTTATGATAAACTGGGGTGTCTCAGATTACGAATCAAATGAACGCTATGAAATGTCTCTTCAATTCCCTAATGAGGAATACGCAAAGGAAGACACTACAAATTTTATGAATAATATGATTGATTTAGAGAAGAAGATCAAGGCAGATGCTATGATCAATGCTAAGGAATGGTTTGGTAAAAGCAAGATGTCCGAGGAAGCAATTGATGCGCTGTGGACCCCTATGTTGAAGTACCCTAAGGACAAAGCCACAGGGGAAGCTGACACTTCTAGAGCTCCTACTCTAAAAGTGAAGATCCCTTATTGGGAAGGTGAATGGAAGACTGAGCTTTATAACGTTGACCAGCAACCTATTTATCCAGATCCTAATGGAGGACCACTTACCCCTAAGGATTTGATTGCTAAAGGCTCTCATATCGCATCAGTTATTATGATCGGTGGAATCTGGATGGCTTCGGGACGATTTGGAGTTACATTTCGCTTGGTACAAGGTGTGGTTAAGCCCAAGGCCACAATGAAAGGCGTTTGTCAAATTCAATTATCCACAGAAGATCGTGAGAAAGTCGTCAACCAAGCATTAGATGATGATATTGAAGAGGAAGATGATGAGCCTGTTTCCAATGAGGTAGAGGATACTGATGACGAGGAAGAGGAGGTCAAGGAGGAAGTTGCTACTGTCTTTACACCTCCTGAGCCAGTGGTTAAGAAGAAGGTGGTCAAAAAGGTTATCAAGAAGACAGCTTAATTAAAGACAAAAATAAAAACAAAAAACCAAAAAATAAAAATAAAAATAAAACCAAAAAATAATGTATAATAATACGTTATTTTTTATTCAAGTGCTCTAGATGAAATACTTAATCATATTTATCATAATACATGTAAATACGCTCTAACAATTCTGTATTTTCATTATTTTTTATACGGCTTATTTGATTTTGTATTTCCTCTTTTAGTATAGGTAACCTACTAAAACGCAGCTATTCTAAATATTGATTCTTCATGTCGCTATCCAAATACACTGTTTTGCTGATAGAACATATTATTTTATTCGTTTCCTATATTAGGCATTATATCTATCATCTTTTCCATAACTTCTTGATTCTTCAAAAGCATTTTTATCAATAATTCCTTGTCTATTTCAACTCCAGTTGTGTTTTTTTCATTAGGTTCGTGGTTTACTTCTTTCTTTGTTTCAATACCATTACATTTCTTTTTGTGTTTCCACAAACCAGACGAACTTTTAAATTCTTTATCACATATTATACATATATGATATGAAGTGGCGTAAAACGGCGTTTTAGTATTTTCCTTTTTTTCCATATTATGTTTGCGGGTTGAAGTATGACGAAGCCAATTACTATGTTTCCCACATGTAAAGTCACATTTTTTACATAAAAATTTTGCCAGAATGTTAGTGTTTTTTATTTCTTCGTTATCAATAGCTGAATTTTTAATATGTTTTTTGGTAGTATTGTGAACATCATGTGCTTTACTACTATTAAAATGTATATTACATTTATTACAATAAAAAATACTCTTTTCCTTTTTTACAACATCCTTTACAATTTTAGGCTTCGGTTTAGGTAATGGTTCAATACTATTTAGTGTTGCTTTGTATTCTTCATAATACTTTTGTTCCTGTATTTTAGCACCTAACAAATTGTCACACTCATGAAATGCTATTATATCCATTTTCCAATTATCCCAACCATTATTCTCTCGCATGGCCTGATATAGCTTACAGTTATAGCTAGCATTTTTAACATTATTACACCCTTGTTTATGACCATGTTTTCGCTGAACAAAGTTGGTAGTATGACCTATATACAAGTCATTTATTGATGGGTCTCTACAATAAATCTTGTAAAATATAGTATTTGAATAGTCCATTGGTATAAATATATAATATATAGTGATATTATATTTTTAAGTGAATTTTATAAAATCTACTTATTCCTAAATATTCTCATGTTTTTCTTCCATTTCGTTTTGGAGTTTTTCTCTTCTTCGTAAATATGCTTGTTTATTGTATTCTCTTCTTTGTTCTGGTGTAGATTTATAATTAGTAGTTTCTTTATATTTTCTATTTCGTTCCTTTATAACATCTTTATTTTTTTCATAATACTCACGCCTACTAGGTGCTGTATATTTTTTGAGGTGTTCTTTGGTTGCTAGGAGTTCCTCTTCTAATTGGGCAATTTTTTCTTCTAATTCGGTAATTCTTTCTTTGTCGTCCATTAAAATATTATATATATAATAATAAAATATTTATATCTTTTTATTATAATTTTCCAGATCTAAAACGGCGACTATTCCAAATATTGATTCTTCATGTCGCTATCCAAATAAACCATTTTGCTAATAGACCTGATAATTTTGTTCGTTTCCTTCTCCTCATTCTCAATGTCAGTTATAGAATTACAAATAAGGCTTGTGAATCTTGATTGCATTCTATCATTTGTATTCCAGTCAGCGTGAGTATCCTTCCATTTATTTATCAAGATTCGTTGTTTGGAAGCTATTTGACGGATACCTAACAATATTCTTACCAATTCGTGGTCTTTTTCCCAGACATTATCTTCTTTTACATACAATGTTTTTCGGGAAGCGTCTGTACAATGGATCGGTCTCTCTAATATATCTAACTGACTTAGACCATTGGTTATCATATTAGTAATAGTCTTGGTAAGCCCATTATCAATTGTTGAATCGTATGTCTCGGCTGTAATAGGCAATGTATCAATGAAATCGGTTAAATTCATAGCATTCTTACAACGGTCATTCAAAAACATTTGAATATTGAATTGATTGTTTGTTGTATTGTTATTATTTGTCGTATTTGTGTTGTGTGAATTATTGTGAGAAATATTTCCCATCGTAGGCATAATTTCTATCATCTTTTCCATTACTTCTTGATTCTTCAAAAGCATTTTTATTAATAATTCTTTGTCTATTTCAAATCCAGTTATATTTTTTTCATTATATTTATCACTTATAATTATATTTGTTGAGCCTTGCTCTTGGTTCATGGAGCATTTCTTTCGATGTCTCCATTCAGTTGTTCTACTTATAAAGGATTGTTTACAATATATACATTTATACATGTTTTCATTAGTGGTGATTGGTTGTTTCATTTTTGTTTCATTTGTTTCATTTGTATGTTTACGTGTTGTAATATGTCTATTCCATTCACTTTGTTTGCTAGACGAATAGTTACATTTATTACAATGAAATTTTACAGGCGTTTTGGCGTTTTCATTTGTTTCATTATGTTTCATATATATGAAACATAGAAAAACTCCTAAATACTTTCACGTAAAATATATAAAACGCGAAAATTTTATCATAACAAACTAATAATTATTTTTTTTGTAGTCAGAGCATTATGGTCTAAACCACTTTTTTCACTTTTTTCTAGACCTATTTCCATATTTCGAAAAAACACACAAAAAAGGCATGTTGAGTTTTGAAAAGCCAAATGACTTTCGAAAAAAAAA